GGACGCATAACACCCGCTTCGACCCGGACGCAGGGGTTATCGACGTGCCCGGCTCCGGCGCCCTGAACGAATGGGGCAGCGCGGAGGGGGTTGACCGGGTCGAGCAGGAATTTTCCTGCGGCTGCGCTGTAACCTCGACCCTTAACCGGCAGACTGGCTCGTTCGACACCACGGAACGGAATGAGCGCGGGGAGCCGGTCTGATGGCCTTCGCGCAAAAATCCGCTGTCTCGGAAACCTCGCTCGGCACGGCGGGGACGACGATCAACGTCCAGCTTCCGGCGACGATCCCGGCCGGTAGCCTGATCGAAATTCAGCTCGCTTACGAAAACGCCAACCTCGGGGTCCCCGATCCCGGCACGCCTTCGGGATGGACGCTCAAGAAGTCCATCACCACCAATTCCAGCAAGGACGCCGCGACCTTTCTCTACATGAAGGTCGCGGACGGCACCGAGGGCGGCACGACGGTCGCTTTCACGACGTCGATGAATTGCGTCGCCGCCGCTCGCGCCCGCGTGTGGACGGCATGGGATGGGACGCTCGCGAACGTCATCGTCAGCACGGGAATTAACGCTGCGACAGCCAGCCCGAACCCGGACAGCGTAACGACGGGCGGTGCCGCCGCCGACAACGTGTTCGCGGCGATGCTCGGCTCCTATACCAACCTCGGGACAGTCAGCGGGTTCCCGAGCGGTTACAACGATGGCGGGCAGACCCAGGCCGGCGATACGACGGATGGCGCGGCGATAGCTTCGTGCTACCTCGAAAGCGCCGCCGCTTCCGACGATCCGGGCGCTTTCAGCTTGTCCGAAACCGAACGCTGCCACGCGTTCACCTACGTCATCCCGCCGTCCGCGGGTACGACGCACAACTGCCTCGCCGACGACATCGAGACCGATCCACCCGAGCTCGGCAATCCGGCGGTCGGGCAGACCCACGTGTGCCAGGCCGACGATGTCGTCACGGGGGCGCCCTCGCTGACCGAACCGGCCGTCGGACAAACGCACATCGTTCTCGCCGATGATCTCGAGACGCAACCCCCCGAACTCGACGAGGCAACGGTCGGGCAGACCCACGTCATCCTCGTCGACGATCTCGTTACCGGCCCGCCAGAATTGAGCGAGCCCGCGGCCGGGCAGATCCACGCGCTCGAGGCCGACGACGTCGTGACGGACCCGCCGGAACTGGGTCAACCGGCGGTCGGGCAAACCCATGTCTGCCTCGCCGACGACGTGATTTGCGGCCCGCCGTTCCTCAGCCAGCCCGGCGTCGATGGAACCGGCCCGGGGCAGGGCAACGGCGCCCAGGGCCCGATCGTCCGTCCCGGCCGCCTGCTGAACCGATAGGGAGAGACCCATGACCATGCGCGGTGACCACGTCCTTTACTGCTTGAGCTTCCAAGATGCCGAGGCGATCAACCGGCGCTACGAGGACGCGCGCAACGAAAGGGAGCGCATCCGCGACGAGCGCCCAGGTCTACAGGCGCATACCGGAAATCCGGTCATGGTCGGCGACGTGTTCGGGATGGTGGTGACCGTGGTGCACTCCGACGAGTGCATCAACGGCAAGGTGTTCCTCGACGGCAACGACGATCTGTGGGTGATCAGCGTCCCCCTCGGCCTCGGCCCGGGCAACTGGAACCAAACATATTCGCCGATGCAATTTGCGGCGGGGCGCTGACACGTGCCTGAAATCAGCCCGTCACGCTACCGCGTCGATTGCGGCTGGGACGACGTGCCGCACCTCGACGAGGAGACCAAGCAGAAAATCCTCGACTCGACGGAGCCGTACCTGCGCGACGCGCGAAGCAAGGGCGTCCCGAGCCTCGCCGCCGGCGCCGTGTGGCCGGTGCCGGAATCGGAGATCACCGTCAAGCCGTTCGAGATCCCGGTCTTCTGGCCGCGCTGCTACGCCATGGACGTGGGCTGGAACCGCACGGCCGCCCTGTGGGCCGCCTGGGACCGCAGCACCGACTGCGTCTATTTCTACACCGAGCACTACCGCGGCAAGGCCGAGCCCTCGGTGCACGCGGCGGCGGTGCGGGCGCGCGGCGAATGGATTCCCGGCGTCATCGACCCCGGAGCGCGCGGGCGCGGCCAGAAGGACGGCAGTCAACTGCTGCAGGATTACATCGACCTCGGCCTCGTGCTCTCGCCGGCGATCAACGCCGTCGAGGCCGGCGTGCATCGCGTATGGGAGCGGCTGTCCACCGGCCGCCTCAAGGTCTTCTCGACCCTGCAGAACTGGCTCGCCGAATACCGCCTGTACCGGCGCGAAGAGGACGGCGACATCGTCAAGGAGTTCGACCACCTGATGGACTGCACCCGCTACCTGATCATCAGCGGCCTGCGCGTCGCCGCGGTCGAGTCGCCAAAGGCGCGCGGTAGCGGCACGCCGGACGTCGCCGATTCGAGGGCGGGCTACTGATGGCCTTCAACCCCAACGACACGGCCAGGGTTGTCGGCCGGCCGGACCCCGAGCCCGCGACGCCGCCGGTGACGCCGGAGGAAGACGAACGCCGGCGCGCGAAGATGAAGGACCGGCTCACGGAGATCGTCGGGCGGCTCGAGAAGCTGGCCGAGGAGCAGGTCACCAAGAAGGTCCAGATCGAGGACCGCTGGTACGAAGACCTCCGCCAGTATTACGGCCGGTACGATGCGACCACGGAAGCGAAGCTCGCCAATCCGCAGAACAGGAAATCGCGGCTCTTCGCCAACCTGACCAAGCCGAAGACCCACGCCTGGCAGGCGCGGCTTTCGGACATGCTCTTCCCCACCGACGACAAGAACTGGGGAATCAAGCCGACCGCGGTGCCCGAGCTCGCGGTGACGGCCGAGCGCCCCACCGACGACGCCGACGCCGAGAAGGCCCGCGCCGTCATGGACGAGGCCAAGACGCACTGCGCCGCGATGGACAAGGAGCTCGAGGACCAGCTCCGCGAGTGTCGCTACAACATCCACGCCCGCGACGTGATCGACGACGCCGCCAAGATCGGCACCGGCATCATGAAGGGCCCGATCGTCGCCGGGAAGGCGCGCCGCGGCTGGGCCGCCGTCACCGACATCACGACCCGGGCCGTCAACTACATGATGCGCGAGCACGCGGACCCGCGGCCGCGCTTCGTCCGCACCGATCCGTGGAACTACTTCCCCGACATGTCGGCGCGCACGCCCGACGAGAAGGAGTTCGAGTTCGAACGGCACCTGAAGAACAAGAAGGAACTGCGCCGCCTCGCCCGCGAGCCGGGCTTCGACCAGGACGCCATCCGCGAGCTGTTGCGGGATGGGCCGAAAGAGCTCCTTCCGAACTACGTGAACCGTCTCCGCGAGATCATGAACCAGGCGCAGGGCTCGCTCGAGAACCGCTACCAGGTCTGGGAGTACCAGGGGCCCCTCGAGGCGGAGGACATCGAGGTCATCTGCACGTGTCGGAACGACGAGCAGTTCCTCGAGGACTTCGAGGTCGATCCGCTCACCGAGCTCAACGTCATCGTGTGGTTCTGCCAGGGCCGAATCCTGAAATTCGGGCCGCACCCGCTCGAGAGCGGGGACAGCCTCTACAGCCTCTTCCCGTTCGAGAAGGACGATACCAGCCTCTTCGGCCTCGGCGTTCCCTACATCATGCGCAACAGTCAGGCGGCGGTGAACGCCGCGTGGCGCATGATGATGGACAACGCCGGCCTTTCGGTCGGCCCGCAGGTGGTCATCGACAAGAACCAGGTGACGCCGGAGAACGGCAACTACGACCTCACGCCCCTCAAGATGTGGCTCAAGACCGGCGGGCAGACGCCCCGGCAGAACCCGCCCTTCGAAATCTTCAACATCCCGAACAACCAGGTCGAGCTCCTGAACATCATCAACCTCGCGCGCCAGTTCATCGACGAGGAAACCCAGGTGCCGCTGCTCGCGCAGGGCGAGGCCGGGGCCCGCGCCGCGCGGCCGCAAGGCTCCGACACGATGGGCGGCATGGCGATGCTGATGAACTCGGTCAACGTCGTCTTCCGGCGCGTGGTCAAGAACTTCGACGACGACATGACGACGCCGAACATCCGCCGCCTCTACGACTGGAACATGCAGTTCTCGCAGAAGAACTCGATCAAGGGCGACTACGAGGTCGACGCCCGCGGCTCGTCGGTACTCCTCGTCCGCGAGGTCCAGTCGCAGAACCTCCTCCTGATGGCGCAGGCCTTCACCGTGCATCCGGTGCTCGGCATGTGGACGAAGGTGAAGGATCTGTACCGGAAGCTGTGCCAGTCGATGATGATCTCGCCCGACGACATCGTCATGTCGGAGGCGGAATACAACCAGGCGCAGAAGGACAAGGCCGAAAACACGCCGCCCGATCCGAACCTCCAGCTCGAGGTCGAGAAGCTCAACCTCAGCAAGGAAATCACCACGATCGAGATGAGCGGCAAGATCGAGATCGCCCGCCTCGACCAGGAAACGCAGATGATGAAGATTGCCGAGCAGCACAACATGACGGTCGACGAGCTCGCCTCCAAGCTGCAGATCGCGCGCGAGCAGTTCGCCTCGAAGGAACGCACCATCGCGGCCGAGGCGGCGCTGACGGTGCGCAAGGGCCCCACCGGGGGCGGCTACTTCTGATGGCCACTCCATAGATGCCGGACATCGAGAAGCACTCCGCGACCTGGTCCGCGATCGGAACCTGGGCGCGGAAGGAGCTCGACATCGCCTGCGCCGAGCTCGAGCAAACCGGGCTTGCGCCACCCACCACTGAAAACTTGCGCGGGCGCATCGGAGCCTTGCGCGACCTTCTCCGCCTCGCCGACGAGGCCGAGCCGGTGAGCCAATCCGATGGCGTCGATTACGGGGTCGCGACCCGAGTCGGCGATTGATCGACCACGGCCGCCCGTCCGTCACGCCCGGGCCGCCAACCGAGGAGTACCCGACAATGGCACTGGAACCCGCCAAGACGAACACGCCGTCACCCGATGCCCCGCCTGCCGCCGCCGGAACCCCGGCACCGGAAGGGCCGGACACCGAAACGTCCGAGTTCGAGAGCGAGTTCGCCGGCTTCGCCGGCGCGGACAAGCCCGAGTCGGATAACGACGGCGACGGCAGCCAGGCCGACCCCGACAAGAGCCAAAACAAACCGAAGCCCGGCGGCACACCCGCGCCCGGCCCCGCACAGACCCCGTCGGCAACGCCCGACCAGAACGTCGACAATCTCTGGAAGGACGCCCCGCCGGTCCTGCGCTCCGCCTTTGAGGCCGAGCGCCAGCGTAACCAGCAGCTCGAGCACGAAAACCGCTCCCACCGCGGACGATTCTCACGGATCATCCGCCAGCACCCCGACATCTTCAAAACCGAAGCACCGGCACAGCCCGCGGCTCCGGCCCCCGCATCGGCGGGCGCCAGCAAGCCCGCGGCCCAGCCTGGCGCCCTCGATGGTGGCGGTGGCGAGGGTCAAGGAACGGCGCCCAAAAAGCCCGACGGCACTTCGTCCGGCGTCCTGGGCAGCGCCAAGTGGAAGGAGTTCACCGAGGAATATCCCGACGTCGCCGGCCCCATCGCGGAAGCGCTGGAAGCGGGCGATGCGCGTGCGGGACGCCTCGAGCGCGAGTTGTCTTTCATTTCAACGGATCGCCGGCAGGCGCATCAGGACCGTCAGTTCGGCATTCTCGTCGATGCTCACCCCGACTGGGACAAGATCTACGGCACGGACCATTTCGAGAAGTGGCTCGGAACCCAGCCCGATTACGTCATCCAGGCCGCGGTGCGCAACGCCGAAGCGATCGTCGACGGCGAAGAGGCGGCGCATATCGTCTCCCTCTTCAAGGCCTCGACGGGCTACGCCCCAGCGAATCCGCAACCCACGAACCAGCCCGCCAATCCGCCTGCGAACCCCCAGCCCAACGGGCCGGGACAGGGCGGTGCGGGCTCCCAGCAACAGCCTGGCGCACGCCAGCGCGAACGTCGTCTGAACGCCGGTTTCTCGCCCCCGTCCAAGGGTGCGGGCGCCGGATCGGGTCCGCCCGACGATTTCGATTCGGCGTTCGAGCACTTCGCGGAGCGTCAGAAAGCCTGAAAGGTCCGTAAACAATGGACGGTTTAACCACCTACGGGGTCGTCAGCCAGCGCACCGCCGCCTGGGCGGCCACCGAAATGCTGCGCCATGCCGAGCCGGTTCTCGTCCTGAACCGCTTCGGCGTCACCAAGCCACTGCCGAAGAACAAGGCCGACACGATGAAGTTCCGTCGCGCCGTGCCCTTCGGCGCGGCGACGGTGCCGCTGCAGGAAGGCGTCACGCCCGCCGCGCAGCGGATGCAGTACGAGGACGTCACGGTACAGATGAAGTACTACGGGCGTCCCATCGAGATCACCGACGTCGTCGCCGACCTGTGCGAAGATCCGGTCCTCTCGAACGCCTCCGAGCTCGCCGGCGAGCAGGCCGGCCTCACCGCCGAGATGATCTGCTACGGCGCGATCAAGGGCGGCACCAACGTCTTCTACGCCAACGGGGCCGCGCGTAACGCGGTCAACACGCCCATCTCGCTCAACAAGCAGCGGGCGGTCACCCGTGGGCTCATGGCGCAAAAGGCGATGAAGGCCACCCGGATGCTCAGTGGCAGCCCGAACTATGCGACGCGGCCGATCGAGGCAGGGTACATCGCCGTCGCGCACACCGACCTCGCGAGCGACATCCGCAACATGGCGGGCTTCATTCCGGTGGCCGAATACGGCAGCCGGCAGCCGCTGTGCGCGGAGGAAATCGGCACCGTGGAGGACATACGCTACATCCTCTCGCCCGAGCTCGCGCCGTTCGCCGACGCGGGCGCCGCGACGAGCACGATGGTCTCGACGTCGGGGACCAGCGCCGACGTCTACCCGATCCTGATCTTCGGGAAGGAGGCCTATGCCCACGTGCCCCTGAAGGGCGCCGGTGCCATGACCCCGATGGTCATCAACCCGAACACGCCGTCGAAGTCCGACCCGATGGGCCAGCGCGGTTACGTGTCCTGGAAGATGCCCTACGCGGCGGTCATCCTGAACCAGAACTGGCTTGCCCGTTTGGAGGTTGCTGTAACTGATCTCTCTTAAGTTCAAGTAATTGCGTCGTTTTAACCTCAACATGGCTTGTACCGCCTGCCGCCTTGCGGTATCCTCACAGATGAGGGTTTTTCCGGGAGGCCGCAATGTCAGCCAGGTTCAGGGGTGCCGTAAAAACCTGCGAAGAGTGCGGCCGGACCTTCAAGGTTCCGCCGAGTCGGGCGACGACGGCCCGTTACTGTTCGCGTCGGTGCGCTTCAAGACATAGCCATCCAGGGCGGACCAGGACACTGGTTTGCCTGGCCTGTGGAGGCGAGTTCAAGGTGCCGCTGTCCCATGTGGACCGCCGCAAGTATTGCTCGCTGAAATGCAAGGACTCGGATCCCGCTTATCGACGGTCGATTGCCGCTCGTACCGGAGGTTCCGATAACCCGTCCTGGAAGGGCGGGCGCGTCAAGCACTGCGATGGCTACGTCTACATACGCTGTCCGGACAATCCGTTCTCATCCAATGGC